AACTGTTATTGTTTACTACTGTAGAGTCTTAACAATTGCTGTTCTACCAGTCTCAGGATTTACTCCCTTTCCTTCCCAACTATTAACCTTTACGCCTCTAGTTGTAAGATAATCAGCAACTGCCTTTGCACGCTTCTCAGAAAGTTTCTGATTGAACTCAGCAGTTCCTTCCTTAGATGCTGTGGCTGTTACGTCTACAATTGCGTCATTACCAATCTGGTTAAGGATAAACTTAGCCTCTGGTGTAAGTTCTGCACTACCCATTGCAAAGGCAACAATCCAAACGTCACCATCTGGTTCAACGGCATTTGTGACAGGTACTTTAACCTCTACAATCTTCTCAACTACCTGTGGCTGACGCTTCTCGCACTCGTCAAGAGCACCATTCAGACGGTTAATCTCGTCAATCATTGCGCCAACATCATAGGTCTTGAAATGATGTGTACCATTGCTAGTATTGAAATGATATACATAACTCAAATTAACTGCCAACTGTGCGAAGTTCTTATTGAACTGAATCTTGTGGTGTGGATAATTACCTGTGATATTCCAATACACTGCTGGGGTCAATACTAAACTATGAGCCTTTTTCTTTCCAAGATTCAAAGCGAAATCGAGACCAGTCTTACTTGTCAAGTTATTAACTGATGTGTCCCATGTATGAAGCCAACCCAAACCTGCAATAGCACTAACCTCAAACACACGTGGAGTACCACGATAACCATTGAAAAGGTTATTAAGGTTTACAGCACCATTAAGTCCAACATTAGTAGCCTTTACAGCAGTCTTAATGTCTGAGAAATGGTTATCGTTGAGAATAGCCAAGCCCTCAAGCTGGAAACCAAATGTAGAGGTCAAGTCCTTCTGAACCTTAAGACCAACGTTTGTGTTCAAAGGGAACACGCTGTTAAAATCAAGCGGTGTAGAAACACCAGCTGTCACTCCAAAACTGAGATTATCTAATGCGTTACTATTCTCAGTTGCAATCTGCGCATTTGCACTTACCACGCCCAACATTAGGGCAAACATAAACAAAAACTTTTTCATTTTTACTTTCTTTGTTTTTATTACTTATTATATATAATTTAAAACAATAAATCCTAAAGAAAGGGAACGCCTATTGAAGTTATCGCTTTGAAGGTTTAAACAAGAAGTAAGAGTTACAATGTTTGAACTTTGCTGTACGTTCCCATTTAAGCCCTAGGCCTTAGAAATCTTGTACTCGTAAGAATAGCCCTTTGTTTTAGTGCCATCCTTCTCGTCAATATCTATAGTCTTATAGTGTTCCATTTTGCAGTTAAAGCCCCTGCGTTTCATGGTCTTTTCAATCAATTCAATACCATCGTAGCAGTACTGGAACTTTCTGCTGACAATCGGAATAACGAGTGTACTTGGAGCTTCTGTGTCCAACTTACCAGGCTTTCCATCAATGAGTCCATAAAACTCAAGTTTGTTCATTATGATTCCCAAGAAGCATAATGTGTACGCAGGAAAATCAATCGTGTCCTTTGTCGTTTTTTCATAAACATGTGCCATAAACACTAATATTTTAAATTAATACTTTTCAAAAAAAGTAGGAGTCATTTTTATCTCGGCAGTGTTGGATTCGAACCAACGACCTCTTGGTAAAATCCAAGGCTCTACCCTCTGAGCTAACCATCGTAGTTATGATTTGCTGTTAGACTCCTTGTATTTTTTTTTAATAAACTGTCGGGGTGACAGGACTCGAACCTGCGACCACATCATCCCAAATGACGCATTCTACCGACTGAACTACACCCCGAAAATTAGGAAACATTTAAAAATTAGCTGGCGTTCTAACCCTACTGAACTATATGCCGTAGCATAAGTGGATTCGAACCACTGACCTCCTGCTTGGAACAATTTTTTAGTTCTTTGCTGTAAGTTTCCTTGTAAATCTATGCAAATATACAAAAAAACATTTTAAAAACAAAATAATATATGTTAAAAAATGTTAACTTATATATAGTAGTAACTCTTTTATATGTATTGGATAATTTCTTCTCCCCAACAATCTTCTTATTGCATTATCAGAAACACCGAATTCTTCACCTGTTTTGCTAAAAGATTTGGTGCGTTTGATAGAATCAATTATAAGGAGTATTTTATTATCATTTTCTTTTTTTATCTCATTATTCTTATTTATTTTTATACCATTTTCATCTAATACCTTTTTTATTGTTCTTTCTGAGTGTTTTGTTTTAATTGCTATTTTTTTAATGCTATCATAACCACATGAGCATTCTATTATTTCTTTTTTTTCGTTTTCGGACAAACCCTTTATTTTCTTTTTTTGTTCTTTTTTGGTTTTGTTTAACCTTTGATTTTTACCTCCATAATTGTCAGTAAATGCGTGACAATTGGGGCACAAAAGTTGAAGGTTCTCAATTCTATTGTCAGTATTATCGCCATTTATGTGATGTAATTCAAGAGGTATTGGTTTTCCGTACCATTCTGATAAACCACATTCCGGGTTTTCACACTTATATTCCTTTATACCTTCTTTTAGTAATCTATTTTTCAATTTGAAAGAAGATACGCTTGCACCTTTCACAAGATACTCTGTTATACTTTTTTTCTTGGTATTTCCACCACATATTCTTTTGAAATGCGATACATCAATATTATTATTATTTATTACTTTTTTTAAGGTATTATAGTTACCAGTAGTTGGTACAATGTTAGCCTTTCTACATACCTCAATCAATGACTCTGAATTTTTTATAAGGTCAATATAAAATTCTTCTCGTTTTTTAAGCATAATTGTTCTTTTAATATAAATATATTATTCGAACCAAAAGTGCTATAAAATAAAGAAAATTTTTTATAGTCGGAAGGGAGGGATTCGAACCCCCAATGTTTACCCTGTGGGACGAGATTTACAGTCTCGCACAACACCGCCATCGTTGCTGCCTCCCGATTTTTAAAAATTAGGGAACTGAGTGTTCTACGTTTCAAAATCCAAATCTGATGTATTAACAAATATAATTTGCTGTCAGTTCCCTTGCTATTTTTTATGCTTCCATTTTTTCTTCAACCCACTCTTCTTTTTCTTGTTTGTGGATTGGGAAAAGTGTTCTCATTCTTCCTAGTAATGATAGCCAATCTCCATTATCGGCATCAAACCCGAACTTATCATCAATACCTATATTGAAATAGAGTTTTCCATCATAATTACCTAGTTTATCATTTTTAACCTCAGGATTTTCATTGATATAATCAAATTTAATTCCGTTGGCATTGAACACTTCTATATATTCATCTATTTTTTCCTTGTAAGAAGAAGTCCACAATATAAGTGAAATTTTTTTGTTATTGGCCATGAATTGCAATGCTTCTTTTGCGCCAATAAGCCACTCATATTTTTCCTCTTTTTCGTAACTGGGTCTAAATATTGTATTATGAATATCGACCAATACATATATTTTATCCCATTTCTTTTCTTTCATTCGCTTATATGCAAATTCAATACTAGTTTCAATCATAGCCTTGCCAAAGTCTTGTTGTTAACGGATGCCAATCTTCTTTATCAGTTTGGAAGAAATAGTAACTTCCATGACTCTCAGATATGTGCTCTTTAATATCAACCAATTGAGTGGTTTCGTCATAACCGAAATAACACCCTTTATGGTTGTCAAGTTTCAAAAGCCTTACAGATGGGAAATCTTTCATATGGAGCATTGTTCCAGATTTAAGAGAACCCCAATCTACTGCTATAACTCCTGCCATAACTTAATAATTTATCGTTCTGTACTGGGTAGGGGATTCGAACCCCTGATGGTTCATCACCATACAAGATTGAAAATCTTGCGACCTAAGCCACTAGTCGAACCCAGCATTTTAGGAAACTTTTTTTCTGGTACGGATTTGCAATCTGTGAAAAATCTTGCTGTGAGTTTCCTTGTTTTATTTCTTTACGTCAGTTTACCAAACATCTGCAAATATACAAAAAATATTTTTAAAACAAAAATTAATATTGTTAAAAAAACAAAAAATGGTGGAAAT